GAATACTAATAATCGTTTTTCCGTTTGCGTTGACTCCTGTCCAACCGCTTCCAATTGTTGTCATAACTTTCCCTCCTATACTCTCTACTATTAATTTGCAAGGGATAGAGTCGAACTATCTCCACAAAGAAAGGCAACCTTGTATGCTACCGTTACACTACCTTGCCATAAGAAAAAAGGGTGGCTACGGAGCAGTGTGCCACCCCCACCCAAGAACGGTTAATTATGGGTAATTAATCTTTTACTATTTCGGCATCCAAAACATCGTTTAATTTATTTTCTAAATCCTGCGCTTTTGTATTTTCTGCCGGAGTCATATCCTGCACTTCATATTCGTCGTGCATCCCTAAAAGCTTATCAGGGCAAAAAGCGCGAGCGAAAAATGTAAATGCTCTGTAAATCATCATTTGTTCAGGCATCGTTTTCCACTTTGAACCTTCTTTATCATACCAGCCTTCACGCCTTGCCATTTCTAAAGTTACAACAGAACCCCTGCATTTTTCCCCATTTTTGTCGGCAGCCGTTATAAATATGCCGTTGAGTGTGCCGTCTTCTTTATTCCCGACACGGTTTATTTTGACATTCTTAAAGTTGGTATAAACAAGCGCGGAGCAGTATTGGCCGCTCCAGCTTGGTTTACCCTTTATAATATTGAGATTCTGCATAACAAACAGCGGATTCTTAGCGCCGATTTGTCTTGCTGTATCAATCGCAATTAAGCAGTTTTCCGGTTTATTCTTGTATGTGGCCGGTACTAAATCAGTTTTACTTAATTGCTCGGCAATCTTAAAGAATTGCTGATATAGATTTACATCTGAATAAACGCTCGGTAATGCCGGCGCTTGTTCGTAGGTTTGTATTTCGTTTGTCATTTCTCATTCCTTTCTAATATTGGGATAAAATGTTATCGACGTATTTCGGCGCGTAGCAAATACTTTGTTCTTTGTCAAAGTTTGTCGGAAGTTCTTCCGGTCGTGGTTCTAAACTCATTTGGATAACGTGGCTTGTATATGTATCCCAAAATCCTTTAGATTGACATTCAAGGAATATATTTATTGCTTTGCGCGCCGCTTTTTTACCGTAATCAATTATGGTATCATCCGGTAAATAAACTTGTGTAATGTACGGCGGTTCTTTTTCTTGTGCTACGAAAAAAAAGCTTTCGACATCTATTCCGGAAACCGCTTTGATTCCCTCGCGGTACATAGCCGCTTGGACGTGATAACCGTATTTAATAAAATCCCCGTAGAATGTTTCAGGGTTTACGCTGGCCGCTGTTTTATAATCCGGTACAAGTTTGCAATCGTAAGGAAGGAAGTCCGGTCTGCATTTAAGTAAGACTCCGGTTTCTTCGTCTTTCCAAAATAGGCTCAATTCACTTTCACCTTTTTGGCTGAAAGCTGCAAGCGCGTGTTTGTTTTCTTTGATTGCTCTTGCTGTTCCTATAACCTGATTGAGTTCGTTTTTATTGAGTTCAATTTCTTTAGGTTCAATCCCAGCGCGGGCGAGCAGCATCCCCATAAGGTCTGATACTAAAAACTTGGAAATGGTTTTGTCATAGCCGTAATTGTCAATAAGCAAGTTAACAATCTCGGTTTTGTTTAAATCTCCGTAAGGATTAGACCAGTATTTTTGTTCAAAAGCTTCTTGGCCTTCTAAAATATAGCAATGACACGCTTTGCCGATTTTAAAGCAAGGTTTTTCCTTTGGTTCATATTCTCCGGAAAGATATTTGTAATAGTATCTCGCCGGACAATCCAGCAGCATCTTTAAACCGCTGTTTGATAAACCTTCGATAGAATGATATACCTCGGAAGGCATATTTCTGATTACACAAGGCGCTTTTATTTCCATTCCTTCTGTATAATCAATAATTAAGTCTTTAATCATAGTTAACCGTCCTTTTTTGTTATACAAATACAAAATTAAAATTACTTAACTCATTACCCATTGGTTCGCAGTCCACCTTGCTTCCGTGGTATGTTAAATATTGGCAAAGCTTCTTGTCTTTGTAGAATTCTTTTATTGTGTCTTCTGTTGTGTCCGCCGGAAAAAGGTTTCCTGTGTCCGAAATATAATAGCCGCGCTCCATTACTTTGAAAATCGGTCTGTTAAAACCGTCAATTTTTATAAATTTAATATGTCGTTTATTAAATTCTTTGCATTCCATACAAAACCTCACTTCCTTGTTTCCGCCTTCGCATTGTTCATATTTATCGCAATAATTCATAGTTAGCTCCTATAATTCAATTCCCGTCACTTGGCCGTCTAAGAAAAACTGTGTATAGGTTTTTATTAAGTCTTTCGGTGTTGAAATACCTAAAGAATTATATCTTTGTTTTACCAACTGAAAAGCCGGCAAATTAACGCCGGCTTCCGTTTGTTCTTTATAAACTTGTTGCGCAATTGCGCAAAGTATTTCTGAATTCATTCGCTGGTATTTCTCCAGCCTTTTTTGTTTTCGTAGTTCGAAAAATCTCTTAATCAGATTCATTATCGTCCTCGCTTTCTATTCCCATTCGTTCCTTATAATCATTATCGAGTTCAATCTCGTACCAATAAAAAGGGTCGTACATATTGCACCTCCTAGTTTTTAATTTTTCTAACAATATCTTCGAGCTTGTCATAAACTTTTTTAAGTTCATAAATGCCGTCTTCGTCGATGCAATGCATTGAGCCATATTCTCTGCCGAGTTCGCCTTCATATACTGTGTTAACTTCTACCTGATTGGCAATCGCTGCATCAAGCTCCGTTAATAATAATTCAAGGTCAAGGACTTTATCATTTAAACAATTAATCAAGTGTTCCATAATGCGCTCCTATTCTACGATGTAACAATAATCTTTTTCCCAATCGTAAGCATCAAGTCTTACCCCTAGGTCTTTACCGTCCAAACAATTACCGATTATGCAGCGCCCCATTTTTGAGGAATCAAGTCCCCATTGACCGTTACAAATTTCATAACTGCGTTCTTGCTCTGTGTAAGGCTGTTTAAAGCTACTTTGTTTGTAAACAATAACAGCCTTTTTCCAATTTGGGTTGTCTACCAACTCACTAAAACTAATTTTTTGTACCATAATTTACCGTCCTTTTCTGCGTTTCCGCGTTTTGTAAACTCTTAAATAAGAGCTTCCGAGATACTTGTACCAATCGTCATTGGAGGTTACTCAACTGCGCAATCTTTCGCCTGAAACTTTTTCTCCATAAATCCGGTAGGTTACTTTGTACTCTGTTTTCAAAAAAGGGGAACTTTTATTTACTTCCGTTTCGATTTCGCCAAACCTTTTTTATGTGAAGCTCTTATTTAAAAATTCATATAGGCAGCAACTACACCACCACCCTCTGTCCAAAACGTCTACTGCCGGCTCAGTCTGTTTGCCTTTTTTCAGGAGTCGCAAAATACAGTTTATAAAATTGCTCCGTTATATGAATTTTTACCCATTGAAAATAAGCACTCCGAATAAGCCTATGTTCCTAGGCTTGTTTTTTGCGCTCTGTTGTTTTAAAATGTGTACGAAAGGTGAATTAGGCTAAACTCTGTTTGGCTAACTCTTTTTCGTATAATTGAATAATGTATTTCCGAATAAGAAAATTGACGTTGTAACCGCAATTATTTAAAAATTTGCGTGCGTTATCTTCTTCTTCGGTAATTCTGAATCTTAGTTGTGGAAGTTGTTTCATTGTTCCAAAGCTCCATAACTCGTATATCACTATACACATTATTACACATAATTATGTGGATTTCAACATAATTGTGTGAATTGTTACAAAAGTTCATATTTATGGTGTAGAAAATTATGTTTGCTGAAAAAATTAAACAAATACGAAAAGCGCTAAATATAAAGTCAGTTAATGAACTGGCAGAACAAATTGATATTCCTTATAGGACTATTGAATCTTATGAAGCTGGCAGAGAACCTTCAATAAAATTTTTAACACGAATGTGTGGCAAGTATAATTTAAATGCCAATTGGTTTATATCAGGTAAGGGCGAGATGTTTAACATAGCACAAAACGAGCCAAATAATGACGAATTGGCTCAAAGAGTGCGACAGATTTTAAGAGAAGAAGGGGTTATAAAGTAATGTGTTTGACAAGTTTTCTGAATAATTCTTCTGCTCTTTTTGTCCCATACGCTTTTACAAGCGCGAAAAAGATTTGTTCTAGCTCTTTAATTGTCATTGGAATCACCTCCGAAATTTAAAAAGTCGAGTAAATAAGAAATGTTGATTAGTAGTTTACTTGGGAAAATCTTTATTTTTTTTATTACAGCAGTTTCCTGTTTTGCAATTTTTAGTTTTGTGGTTGAAGAATATATAAAAAATGAGGGTATAAAAGCTATTGCAGCAGTTACTGTGTTCCTACTCTCGTTATTTGCAGGATATAGTGTTGCCGTTGATTCATTCAATTCCCTACCACCTAAATCGGCAAGTCATAGGAGTGTTGGACATACAGGCAAAGGGTGCTGTTCGCGGCACGGCGGTGTATGTGGTTGTGGCAGCGGAAGCATCAAGTGTTGCGACGGAACATACAGTCCCACTTGTGAGTGTGGTGAATAATTAACAAATCTTAATACTATGAATCCGTTTTCAATATCCTTTAAAATTGTTATTGGTGGCATTCTAGGTGAGTAGGTAAAACGAAGTAGCTGTAAGAATGTCGAGGACAATATAACTATGCTTTAAGGAGAGTGCCGAGGTAATTGCTGTTGCAGCTTTAACGCTAAAGATATTCATATTTTATCAGCCGGTACAGAATACGCCGAGAGGATTATGCGCTCCGGCTTTTGCCCAAAATGTAACGCGTTTGTTGTTGAAATTGACAAGCGGCATTTTGACGGGCGTTGGGTTACTGAATTAGCAAAAAGAAAAAAAGCCTTAAAGCTTTATGAGCAATATTGTCCTGATATCGTCGGATATTTTGAACGAACTATCAAAACCGGAAACAAATCAAATATGGGATTCCGGTACGGTCTGAATACCGAAGTAATAAAAAACGGAGAAACGACCATTAAAAGATATGCGGTTGATTTCAACGGGACAAAAGAATTGATTTGTTAATTTTTAGGATAGTTGTTTCAAGGGGTTAGGATTGTCTCACCTTTTTCTATATTTAACCAAACCCCTTTTTATTTAAGTTTATGATTAAAGCTTTATTAAGATACATATTTTTTATAATTCCTTCTTATCTTATCAGAGAATTGGAATTTATTTTATTTGACAAAGAACAAGTTGTCGACCTTCGTCTTTTCACACAAGACAGAGTTGATAAAAAGGAAGAAGAACGTCGAATTCTTTTAGAACATTTAGAAAATTGCAGAAAACAGATTTATAAAAAGGGTAAAAAGAGTGAATGATAGATTGGATAAAATTAAAAAACTATTATATTACACACGAAATTTCCCTCGAAGATTTATCGAAGAAATATAAGGCTTCTGTAAGTTCAATTAAGCAGCGTGCAGCCTTAGAAAAATGGACTGAATTAAGAAAAGAAAAACGTGCTGAAATTGAACGGAAGTTGAACGAAAAAACTACAGAACAGGCAGTTAATAGGAAAATAGCTGCAAACGAGATTCATAACGAGCTTTATCAAAAAGGGTTGGAAGTCGCAAAACTGATTCTCGAAGGGTATTTGAGAGATTTAAAAGAAGGCAAAAAGAAAACTAACGCAAACGCTTACAATATGGACTTCATAATGAAAGCTATTGCAAACGCCCAAAAGGGTCAGCGCTTATGTCTGAATATCGGTGCGGAAGATAACGCAGATTCACAGCCGGAAGTTCATATTATAAAAGGACTCGATGAAGATAAAATTTGACGTCAAAATGACGTATTTTTACGGGGGTAATAATGTCAAAAGACGTTAGAAAAAATATCCGAATTCCGAATGAATTAGCTGATTTTGTAACGATTTTAGCCGCTTCGCTAAATATTTCAGAAAATGATGCTTATAAAATGATTGTTTTTGAATATTTCAAAAATTGTAAAAACGACCTATTTTACATTAAACGAGGTTAATAAATGACATTTGAGTACATTATAGACAAGCAAACAAAAAAGCTTTCCAAAGACCAAACAGATTACGTTATTAAAACAGTTGTATCTGATTACAAAGAATATGACCGTTTAAGAACTAAAAATCTTAGTATGGCCGATGAATTAAGCAAAAAGATATTTTTCAATGACCGTGTTAAGTTGCCGGATAAAACAAATAAGTATGAAAAATGGAAAACTAAAGTACAAATGTGCAAAGTCTTTATGTTTTATCAGGTTCTTAAAGCGTTTATTTGGAAAAACACTTACTCAAACACAAATTCTATGTTTGATGTTTCCGGAGAAAATCTCGAAGCCGATAACGAATCAAACAGACAAAAAGCCGGACTTGTTGATTGTTTCGAGAAAATGGAATATCAAAAGACAATGGACAAAGTTCTTGATAATTTTTTAGTCCACGGCGAATTAATTACCTATTGCGCTTGGAAAAAGAAAAGCGAAGAATACAGAAAACTTGTCGAACAGGAAGATTTATTAAGAGAAAATCCAAAAGCAATTGAAGCTCTCGAAAAGGGAAGCTTCTTTTTTGTTGATGAAAAGGTCGTATACGATAATCCTTATGTGTATTACGTTGACCCAGCAAATTTTGTTTTCGATAATTCTCAAAAAGACAATTGGGATGATTGCCCAAAGATTTACAGAAGTTTTAAAACACCGAACGACATCATAAACAATAAGTTTTATAAAGTCACGAAAGAACAAGCGGATGATTTAAAAGGAATGGTTCGAAACTCCAATCCTACAGACAATAGAACCGCAAGTGAAATGAGGGATGAAACAACCAAAGGAAGAACGGTTGAAGTTCTTGAACATTGGGGGAACTTAACACTTGACGATGGCAGTGTATTAAAAAATTTCCACGCCGTTGTTGTTGCCGGAAAATATTTGGTTAGGTTTGAGAGAAACAGCGGAATTGTTAATCCGTTTAACTTCGGAACACCAATTGCAGACCCCGAAACAGGGCGCGGAATTAGTCCTCTATATTGCACATTGCCGCTTGCAGAACTCCAAGAGGATTTAATGAATCGTACTTGCGATATGCAAAGCTTACAAGAAAATCCACCGATTTACGCACCGGAAGGATTTTTTGACGAAGATGAAATCAGGCTCTACCCCGGAAAGATTATAGAGTATGGGGACGGCTTGAATCCGGACAGAATCAAACAGATGCAATTCTCTGTCGGAGTATTCTTGAATGATATTACATTCTTATCTGATTTAATGGCTGAAACTTCCGGCATTTTCCCGAATATGGCCGGAGCTGATGAGCAAAAAGCAAAAACCGCTACAGAAATTAGCACAAAGGCACAAGGACAGTTAACAAGGCTTGCGATGCTGATTGATTATATTAACCAATATACAATCATCGACGATGTTAAGAAAGTAGCGAAATTAAGAGCAGATTTCAAACAAGGTGAAGAATCCGTTCTTGTTGAAAAAGGGACTGAAAAAGAAGTTATAACAATTGACGATGAAGTCAGAACGGGCGCTTATCGTTATAAATATTCTGACAGAACAGCGACAACCGAACGCAGCAACAAGGCCGATTTAATGGCTAATGCTATCGAAAGATTTGCACAATACATTCCGTTGAATGTTCAAGAAATATTTACTTGGTATATGGAACAGAAAGATGTTGAAAATCCTGAAAGATTTCTACAAACCCAAAATTCTATTCCGCAGGAAATTCAACAACAATTGTTACAAGACCCAAGGATTCAGGCAATTTGTCAGGCATACGAAGAACAAAAACAGAATCCAGCTCCGGCGGCTAGCCAACAACCTGAACAAGTTGTACCTGATGAAAGCGTACCGGAAGCACAACCAATGGAGTAAATAAATGTGGTTTGAAGATAAGGAAAGAGTTGCTGAATTGGAGCTTAAAGCTCGTTTGGCGCAAAGTGCTGATGTAAAAGAATTCAGAGAAATTCTGTTAAATATGATGTTTGATTACGCCCAAGGCGATATTGACGATAAAGAAGTTCGCGGAATGGCGCGACTTCTCGCTAATACCCGCGATTGGGACAAGAAATTAGACAGGAAGATAAAAAACGCAAAAGAAACTATGTAAGGAGATTTTATGGAAGAAATGCAGGAAAATGTGGGATTAGATAATTCTTCCGAAGTTGTTGAAACTGAACCGGAAAACACTTCCGACAATTCAGAAGAACAAGTTCAAGAACCTGAAAACACAGAAAACGCAGAAGAAAACACAGAAGTGCAAGGTAAATTTAAAACCTTGGAAGATGCAACAAAGTCTTATGAGGAGCTTCAAAAGAAGTTAGGCGAACAATCTAACGAATTGGGCGAACTTCGAAAAATTAAAGAAGAAGCGCAAAAACTACGCGAACAGATTGAAAACGAGAAACTCGCAGAAGCTAATTCAAAAGGTTTTGAAACCGTCAAAGATTATGAGAATCACAAAGAAATGGCAAAGTTTGAAGCAAATGCTTACAGACGACACATTAATGAATGTGATTTTCCGGATGAAATGGAAAGTTTATTACAAGAACTGGAAAAGAATCCGACAAAAGAGCTTCGAGATACTATAAAATCTCAATTCTCAATAGAAACAATAGAAAATGTTGCTGGAGAAAAGAAGCTGTTTGAAGGACAACTTGCACAAAGAGAACAGCAAGCCCTTTATGAACAATTGGAAAGCTCCGCACGGGGGTATCTTGACGAAACCGTACCCAAATACGCAAAAGAATTTGAAAATCCGGCTTTTAATCAAATATTCGGAGAAGCATTCAGGGCGTTTGGATGTGACTTACAAACAGATGTTTTAGTCAATTTACTTCATCAATATGTTGAATTCGCTAACAAGGCAAACAATATTCAAAGTGAAATCAACAAAGAAAATTCAAAGGCTACCGATGCAATCGCAGGAGTGGCAAACACAGGCGGCGGAAAGGGTAATTCAGGAACAAACTTACTGAATATGACCGATGAAGCTGCCGCAAATCGTTTAGGAGAACTAATTTAGAAAGGAAATTTAAAAATGGCAGTAGAACAATTAATAAAAACAGGCTTAGAAAAAGCTTTCGATAAATATTTCTACGATGAATTAATTATCGGTAAGTTAGCAAAAACAGAAACAAAAAGATTAATCAAAAAAGGCGACGAAGTTGACGTTAAAATGCCGGCTATGGTTACTGTATCTAAATACGACGGCGGGGATTTGGACGACCCTGAAAAAGTTACAACTTCATTTGCTAAAGTTAAAATAGACAAAGGTTTTAGCGTTCACTTCAAAATGTCAGCAGTTGAAGAAGATTATATCAAGAATGCTAAGTCTGATGTTGAACAGGCTGATTTAATCAGAGAATATTGCACAGATGCAGTTAAACAAGCAGCAGCAGACGTTGATGCAGCATACGGCGCACTTTATACAAGAGCTGGACACTATGTTGATAACAGCGGAGATGCAATTTCTTTGACAGCTACAGTTGCTAAAGACCTTTTGGCATATATGGAAGCACAATTCAAGAGAGGTGACGGCAAGGGTCATACAAACTGGATTGACGGCCAAATGATTGCTATTGTTCCTCCGGAATATCAATTCTTCCTAGGTAAGCTTGATATGTATGGCGAAGTTGAATCCGGTCACAAAAAATTAGAAAAAGGTTATATCGGTAAACTTTGTGGTTGGGATATCCTCGTTTCTAATAACGTAGCTTCACCTTCTACCGGTGTTTACTATCCGTTATTCGGTATCAGAAGTAAAACACTTGCCGGTGGTATGTCAAAAGACCTCAATATGATGCACTATGTACCTGAAAAGAACTTCGATACAGTTTATAAAGGTTACGGTTTGTATGGTGTTGGCGCTCCTCGTGCTGATTTCTTAGGAACTGCTAAAATTAGTGCAACACTTTCAGTAGGCTCATAAATAAAGCTCTCTCGTATATATTAACATCACAGGGGGTGATTAACCCCCATTTATTTAAAAGAAAGGAAAATTAAAATGGCAAGAGATAAAATTTCACCGAAGCTTCCTTTAAGAGAAGCAACAGAATCAATAGAATTAGTTACTTTTACAAAACAAGCTGTAACAGTTGCCAATGGTATTGAAATCGAAAAGGCTTTCGACAATAAAAACAACTCATTGTTTATTATCGTCGAACCGACTACAGTTGGAACAATAACATTTAAAGCTGGCGATGCTTATCCCAACTCTATGTTAGGTGATTTGACTGTAACACCAACAGACGACCAGCCGAACGTATATCAAATCTTAGATGAAGCAAGATTTGAAAGAAGGGACGGTTCACTTTATATCGACTTTGGAACTGGATTTGTAGGAACAATCTACGCAGTTGCTAAACGCGCAGGAATCTTACCTAAAGCTAACCAATAGTTAATTGGGGGGACAAAATGTCCCCCTTTTTTAAGGAGGAAAGAATGGAAAAAAGAATGAAATTTAAGCCGACCGGAATTATTTTTACTTTGCCGGAATCTGAAATAAGAAGAATATGGGCAGAAGACGGCGGAAAAAACTATGAATTAATTGATGAAATAGATATTCCACCAATGGAAGCTGTTCCGGTTTCTACGACTTATGAGCAAGTTGTTGAGGAACACGAAGTAAGAAGTTTTTATGATTACACCGCAGCGGAATTAAGAGAATTTTGCAAAGCTAACGATTTAAAAGCTAGCGGTAGTAAAGCAGAATTGCTTGAAAGATGTTTGGAATATACACAACAACTCGCAGACGAACAGGCTAACAATGAGCCGGAAGTTGTCGAGAATGTAGATAATTCCGGTGAAGATATAGAAAACCAATCCGAGGAAGTTGCTGAAAAGGTTGAAGAACCAGAAGCCGAGGAAGAATAATGGCGATAGTTGACGGCGAAAAAAGATTGACATTGCTTGACCTGTATAACGATATTACAGGTCAAGCTTGGTCTATGTTTGATAGTGAAGTTGAGGACGAAGACGAATTTGAAATCAATGTTATGACTTCTATTCGCAAAGCGTTATCCGACCTTTGGAATTCGTATAATTTTCCGTTCAGGGAACGAATACATATTATTTTTACGAAGGATGGCGGTGTAAGTTATTCAATCCCCGATGATGCGACTGAAAACAATATTATTCAAACAAGGGTAAACGGAAAGCCTTGTTATAGTGTTTTTTGCGATAGTCAGCCGTTGAAATATGATGCTGATTGCAGATTCAAAGAACAGATTCAAGGAACGCCCGAATATTTTTACTTTAAGCAAGAAAAAATATATTTATATCCTGTTCCGGATAAAAAATATATGGTGACTATTGACTATATGTCGCTATTTCCGGTTTTGAGTGAAGACGGTGATGAAAAAGCAACTCTTGAACACGAAACAGATTATATAAATATTCCTGTTAAGTATCTTGAACTTTTTGAATGTACTTTAATGCCGCTTGCTATGTGGAACTATTTAATAGCTTCTGTCTCTGATGAAAATTCAGAAGCTTATAAAATCCAATACGAGCGTGCATTTAAAAAATTAATTAAAGCTTGCAAGGGGATTGAAAGCGATAAAACTATAGGGTGGAAAGATTAATGAGTACATTAACCCAATTGATATGTCGTAATTTTGGCGGTATAAGAGAAAAGAACGCTGTTTTTTCCGAAGAAATGATTTCCGCACAGGATATTCAAAATGTTGAATTGTATTTTACAGGAATTAATAACGGTATTGGTATAAGAACCGCAAAAGGAAATAATTCTATCAATGATGAACTTGTCGGAGATATGAGAATTATAGAAATTTTTGAAAGTGTGCAAAAAGGACAAAAATTCTTCTTTGTCTACGCTGAAAGCGCGCAAGGTGCTGAATCTCCCAAGGGTGTTTTGTATGACTTAAATATGCTCACTTGGGAATTATCAGTATTAAAAGATAACCTAACAGCTACCGGAAAAGCGCAGGGGTTAGATTTAATACAAGGCTACTCTGACCTATTTTTCTTTACTAACGGCGCTGAAATGTTCACCGTCGAAATGGGTATAACAACAACTAATACAATTGTTGATATGACCCCACAAGACCGTGATGGTAGAAATGTACTCGGCCTTAATTGTGCAGTTTATGCAAACAGATTATTCATCGCAAGCGAAAATATGTTATGGTATTCCGTAACATCTAATATCTACGACTTTGCCACAGCGGATTCCGAATGGACTACAAGCGCCGGATATATTGAACTTTTAAAACCGGTCACAGCTTTGCACAATTATCTCGACTCACTCGCAATATTTTATAGCGACAGTTCTTGTTTATTAAATGTCACAGATGGTGTTTTTGCAATAAGTGAGGAAAGTCCGGGGGGATGCGCAGGAGCAAGCGCTCTTGTTTTTCACGATACAAATTTATATTTTTACGACCATACAAAAAAATCTGTATTCTCATTTAAACAAGTTATAAGCGGACAAAAGACACTCGGTGAAAACATCGCGGTCGATATTCAAGAAATTTTACAGGATATAGACGAAACGAAACTTGATGAAATCAAAACTCGTTCAGTGTTCACGGAAGGCAGAAACGAAATATGGTGGATAATTCCGACAGATGTAACATACACCGTTACAGAAGTTATTGAAGGTGTTCCAACGGAAGTTACAAAACAGGCTTCAAACATATTAATTTATGATTATCTCAAAGGCGAATGGATTAAAAGGAAATCGCAAAAAATAAATACGGTCAATGTTATTAATAGCACACTTTATTCCGGTGCAGAAGACGGGAATATTTTACAAGAATACACTTCCGATACATTTAACGGAGATTATATTCAGCATTATTATAATTGTTCTGCTTGGAACTTGGGAGCTATGAACACATTGAAAGTTTTGGTATTACCGCCGCGCGTTTCGTTCGGTATGCCTTATTCCAACTCGTTTTATGTCAAATATGTTAAGAACTACAACACGTTTAAGAAGCCAAAGATAAAACTTATTAAATCTAAGATTAAAAACTTTATGATTTGGGGTTCAGGTCACTGGGATGTTGATTATTGGCTAAGTAAAAATACAAACGTAATTGGGAAATTTCCGAACGCCACATTTAAAGTAATTGAAATCAGTATCTACACAACTAATTCTAAACAGAATTTCGCCATAAGAAATATAGAATTCAGTAAAATTAAGGTAAAACAAGTATGATTACAGTCAGAATACCGACTGATAAAGATTTTGAATATGAAAAATGCAGAAGTTTATATCGTAAATGTCAAAGACTCATCGGGGACAATCAACCATTCAGGGCAGTTGTTAATAATACTTTTTACTATGCTTTCTATGTTGACAATGTGCTTATTGGCGGCATTTATTGCTTTTATCGCGGTAGAAACTTATATTTAAACGGATTCGCAACAAGGCATCATCATAAAGAAAATGTTGAATGTGTAAAAATGGTTCTTTCTTGGTTTGATTGCGATATGTATGCTGAATCAATTAGAAGGCCGGCTATTTTATGTTTGTTACGCGCCGGATTTAAAAAGTTAAAAGGAGATATTTATAAATATGAAAGGAAATAAAAATGGGCGGAGGTTCTAAATCAAAAAGTTCAAGCACTACAACGTACAAAAACACAACGACATCAAACCCTTATGTCACATCTACAACCAATGACAAAGGCACAACGACTACATTACAGCCGGACACGGCGATATCGAGCTTGTATAATTTTACAAACGCGAATATTGATAATTTATTAAATCAATATCTTAATCCGTCATATGATACGGCAACAAATCAGGCCAAAATGAATTACTTTAAGCGTAATTTAGCTGATACGACACGGCAGAATTTAGAAAACGATATAATTGCGCCGCTTGCTCAAAGAAATATGATTAGAAGTTCACAGGCCACAGATTTATACAATAACCTTGCTAAACAAAATAACAGAGCTATTGCGGATTATGCGGATAATTTATTAGTTTCCAGTCAAAATGACACAGGAAATATTATTAATAACCTGATGAATATGGCTCTGCAAGGTTATAACGTAATCAGCGGAAACCAAGCTCAATCATTACAAACAAGCTCCGGAAATGCGAACAGAACCGGAACTTCAAGCAGTTCATCTTATGGAATGTAGGAGGAGAAAATGACAACAGCATACAACCAAGCAATAATTGAAGAAATCCTAAGACAGCAGCGTGAAGCACAAGGTTCTCCGTATCAAAATCTTAAAAGTACAGTCGGGAGAATTGGTAAAACCGGTAAAAATATGACTACCGTTGGAGATTATATGAAAAATAATTTGAGCAATCCGACTTTACAAAGATTTGGTTCAAATATTAGTAGTGTCGGTTCAAAACTTTCTAACGGTGCAAATACTGTAAACAATGTGATTACTCCCCAAAATTATTTCAAAGGATTCGCGCCAAAGCCTTTTGCTGCTTTAGGACAAAATGCTGCTAGCGGCGCAGTTGGAAATACGGCCGGAAGCGCAATAGGCAACGCAATAGGTTCGGAAGTAGCAGGAACTACGGCGGGAGGTACAGCTCTAACCAGTGCTATATCAGAAGCCGCGCCAATGGCAACAGCAAGCGGACTAGGCGCAGGAATGGCTTCGGGAGCGGGAGCGAGTGCAGCCGGAGGAGCGGCAGCAGGAGCGGGAACTGGAACAGCGGCGGGAACAGCCGGAGCTGCCGGAGGTAGTGCGGCTGGTGCGGGAGCGGCGGCTGGCCCAATAGGAGCGTTAGTTGCTTTAGGTGTAATGGCTGCAACCGGTGCAAATAGAAAAAGAGCTAAAAAAAGCGGTCAAGCATTATTGAGCGGATTAAACAAGGAAGGGGAATCTGCTTTAAGCCAAACAAATGAATTTGCTAAAAATATGCAAAATCAAACACAAGATTATTCACAACCGATATTACCGACGAATAATGAAATTACCGGTGGCGCTTCTCCGGTAGATAATATTAACGCACAAGTTTTTCAAGATTATATGAATAACAATCCTGTGACAAATGCGATACAGCAACTTGATTCAAACAATATTAATGCGCAAGAATCTACACAGCCTTTAACAGCTGGAATTTCACAGGAAGAAACAAAGCGAGGTCTACTGGATAAATTTTTGAGTGGTGTAAGCGATTTGTCACGAGGTTATCAAGAAAATCGCTCAGAAGGTTTTAATCCTAATAATTTAACCGCTGATAAATTCACGGAAACAATTACGAATCCTGCGAACACACAAAAAATAGTGGATTACCAAAACCAACTGACAAATGATGCAGCTTATAACGATTGGGCAACTCGCGCAGGAGTTGACAAAGCAGCCGCAATAAAAGCTATAGAAGAAGGTAAAAATAGCGGTAACGCTGATGTTGATAATTGGATAAAAAATAATCAGGATGCCTACAAAGAAACTCAAGAAACAAAAACTTATAACAAGGGTAAGATGGCAAGGCTCGGAGAAGCTCTCGGAACTATGGGCAGAGTTGCACAAAATCCGCTCGTACAAGGTTTAGTTGCGGGGGGACTTTCTGCTGCTTTAACCGGCAATCCTCTTTATGGTTTGGGACAGGGTTATAAGTTTGCCAATAATAGAGCTATGAGCGACATTTACAGTAATGCTTTGAAACAGTATGGTTTTGATGTTCCGAATGTTGGTATGTTTGGTAATTTAGGCAGCAAAGATGTACAAACGATTATGTACCCGCAAGTTGAACAAATGAAAAACGATAGAGAACTTGCAAGGCTTCAAGCATTAAATGACTATAGAACTGGGCAATTAGAAAACCAAAAAATCAGGAATGAAATATCACAACAAAATGCAAATACAAACGCATACAAAGCACAAAACGGCTCTAAGGTTACACATATTAGCAACGGTGGAAGTAAAAAAACCGGAAGCAGTTCTGTAACAGGGACAAAGAATCCGAACTATAATCAAGCTTTAGCACAGTATTATGATATTTTGCAGAGCGGCGATGCTCGGAAGATTTCTTATGCAAGACAGCGTTTTATGCAAGAAATAGGGATAGACCCCGATACAAAGATTAAACAAACAGCAAAAAAACAGAGTAGCGCAAGCGCTCCGAGTAGTGATGAAGAAACGTTTTTGAAAGAAATAGGTTGGTAAAATGGCATTTGATTTATTAGAAGGCTACGAAGAAAAGAAACCAAAAACAGCAAACTTTGATTTGCTAGATGGATATGAAGAATCGGTAAACAATATTCCTGTAAAACCGAGGGTTACAAACGAAGTTACTCGTGCTAATCAAAATATTAGCGGAATATCACCGGACGAATTTAAAAACAATATAGATTCTTTATATGATATTCCGCAAGTCCCGATGCCACCGAGGAATAATGCCGGATATACAAATTCTAACGGAGAAGTCGTTCAGACTCCTCCTAATTTGTTGCAAACCGGAATAAACGCTGTAAAACAAATCCCGCAAGTCGTTGATGCAGTAAATGCTTTCAAAAATAATGTTCAACAACCGGTAGTTAATGCCGGTCGTGCAATTGCAAGACCAATGTTGCCAAAAGGAATTGAAAATAATTTTCTTGGCTCACAAGCTGATGAAGCATTACTGAAACGATTTGACGGTGTACAATTCCCAAGTTGGCAAGAGTTAGATGCACAATATAAAAGCGGCGCAATGCCCAAAGATGTATATATTCAAACATTAAAGGATAAGCTTGCCGTAGAAAATGCGCGACTTGATAAAGGTTACAGAAATTACAGAAATACAGAAGCCGGAAAAGAAGCGCTTCTGTTAGGTTTATCAATACCAGCAGCAGCGGCAACCGCAACAGGAACAGCAGTAGCAGCGCCGGCGGCGGCAACACAAATTCCGAGAGCTGCACAATTAGCGAACTTGGCAAAGGCTGCTTCGTTAACCGGTTTAAAAGAGGGTGCTAAATTCGGCGCAAAATACGGTGCGGGAGCAAGTTTAATAGATGAAGATTTGAATCCTATCACAGAACCAATTAAAGATGCTGCTTCATTTGGTGCTGTAAACGCTGTTCTTAATCCGATTTTACAAGGTGCAGTTGGAGCTGTGGCCGGTGCAAATAAAGCATTTAATATTACCGGTAGAATGGGTGAAGCCGTTCAAAAGGCTGCCGAAGCAATTAAAAAAGCTCCGGAAGAATTTCAAAACAGAACAAACCCAAATAATTGGACAAAGGAAACTGTTTACGAAAAGAATCCGTTCAATAAAACCTTTGAACCTAAAGAACGCTGGCAATATAAACCGAAAGAAACTCCGGAACAGAGAAATATAACTCCTGAACCAAAACAGATTTCAGGAGAACAAACAAAGGCAATTGCAAATATTGCTCCGAAAACCGCTGCAAAGATTGCGCAAGAGGGATATAAACCGAAAACAATGCCGAGTGGAGCGCCTATTGAACAAGGTGCGAGAGCATTTAGTGCATTGCCGCAAAATATCATTAAGAATAATACAGAAACAGTTACAAATAACGCAGAATATAAGCCAAAACAATATAAAGTTGTCAATGGTAAAACTGTAAAAGTTGATGCAGAACCTACAGAAGAAATTAAGAAAATCGCTCCGAAAACTACCGAACAAATCGAGCGTGTAAAAAATACTGAAAATTTACAAGCAAATGAAACTGTAGGGCAAGAAAGTAACGCAAACGTCACACCGGAAGAAAGCAAAAAACCGGCGAATAAATTGCCCACCTTGAAATATAAGGTAACAACAAGCGAAGACGGACTTACTTCCGACGGCTTGTATATGGAAGGTAGCAATTTCCATTCAGACGGTAATGCTGCGTTCTTAAATGAATTTGTAAATGCCGATACGTCGAAAGTTGCTAAAACTACAAAAGCGGCTGAACAAGCAGAGCAGCAAGTGCAAGGTATTTTTGAGAAAACCGGCAATTATACTCTTAAAGCGGAAGATATCGGCAAAGGTTTTGTAACACCGGCAAAGCGCGGTTATCCAAAAGAAACAAAAAGAGTGTTCCAAGTTGGGAATTATGATAACGGCGAACCTAGATATGTAGTTGTCAATGATAAATATCTGCTTGATAAAAAGGATATTGAATTATATGTGGATAATGACAATTTGTATGCTCCGATAAGCGTGCGCAAAAACGGGAAACAAATAGGCGTTGTAATGCCTATTATGATGCGCGGCGGTATGGACGGTATGGTTGATATACCGCAAATGAAATCTACAGCGAAAAAAGCCAACCAAATTCCCGAAGCTAGTAAAAAGGTTGAAACTAACCAAGATGTAGATGCCAACAAAAAGGTTGAAGGTGGTTTGCCGGAAACAAAGAAAACCACTGTAACAATGAAATCCGGCAAAGAAAGAGAAATTGAGTATGTTGAGGAAGTTCCGGAAGGTTTTGTTGAAGATATAGGAGCTATGACAGCGCCAAGGGGCTATACTTGGTATCACAATGACAAATCCATATTGAGCGGCGAGCGTAAAAGCATACTTGTAAAAGATAAAGCTGCCGAGGAAAGCTCGGTGGTTGGAAATAATGAAATCAATATTGATGCAAGACAAATTAAGAGTAATGAAACGTCAGAAGATTTCGTTAAGCGGATATTAGATACAAAAATAGAGAAGTATAAACCTACAACTTATACTATTGATTGGGGTTCTTTAAGAAGTCAACAGCAAGGAAAACGCTCAAATGGAATGGTAAAGGGTTCAATGGGCGATATGACATTACAAGGGGAAAAAGAGTATAAGCATATATTGGGCGGTTTACCTGAATATGAGAATATAAAAAACGAATTCGGTAATAGTGTTGAAGGCGAACAAATGAAAGTAGCCTACTTAAAGGCTAGAGAAGCGGGATTTAATCAAGAAGAAAGTTTAGACTTTGCTTACACATTGTTTGAACCTGAAAATTTGTTATACAAAAAATTAAAGGATAATATTCCTAAAGAAAACAATCCAACACCAAAAGAAGTTAAGGAAACGGGAAAAGCCGTAGAACCAAAAGAAGTCAAGAAATCCGAACCGAAGAAAAAAGAAGTAAAGAAAAAAGAATCAAAAAAACTTGATGATGCCGGAGAGTTTTTGCAAGGCAACAGAAAACAGGACACTTCTTTGACTTGGGACGAATTAAAAGATATGAACGACCTGATTCGTGCTAAAAATACAACAAAGGCAAAGGTATATCCGAAGCCGTCAATAGAAGACCTTAAATCGGAAGGTTTTACAGAGTTTCAAGCCGGAGTTATACAAAATGTTTATAACAAAATAAACGCTAAACCGGCTGCCGGATATGATAAAAATATTGAACATCAAAAGCAATATGTAGATACAATCAAGGAAGTTATGGATAGCGTTAAAGGCTACATTAAATCACATCCGGATGAATTTACCACTGATTTAATTGCAGAAGCGGCAAGAAAATATAGAAGCTGGTCTTATGATTATAATAAATCATTGTTTGATGCAGTATTCCCTGATACGGAGAATAAAAAGTTAACAAACAAATATTCAAGCATTTTTAGACTTTATCCTGAATATAACAGAAAAGCGATTATAGTTGGCGGCAACAAGTTCACAGGTGCGTTGCAATTAGATAACAAAACACTTGTTGATGTTATGAAGGCTATTGAGGATTCTAAAAAAGTAAAAGAAAAAGGCGAAAAAGTTAAAAAAGAACCTTGGGAAAAGAATTTTGTAGTCTTAGAGCCTGATAGGTGGAATAAAGAATACGCGGTCGCTAATAAAAACTCAAAACAAGTATATGCAAAATACGCAACAAAGGAAGAAGCAATTGCCGCAGCAAAACGTGTTCAGGAAAAGATTGATGCGTTTAAAGATACAAAAGCTAATTTTGTACGCGATTATGTTGAGCGCAGAGAGAATAATAAGGATGTTACAACAGAAGAACTTAGAGAAGCGTTTGGATTCCGTGGCGTAAACTTCGGGAACTGGACGAATGAGAAGGAAAGGCAAAACTTTGTTAATTTTGCGTACGATTCTTTATATGATTTAGCCGAACTTTTAAACTTACCGCCAAAAGCATTGAGCTTAAACGGTCAATTAGGTTTGGCTTATGGCGCACAAGGTACAGGCGGGAAAAAAGCCGCAGCAGCGCACTATATTCCGGAATACAAAGACATAAACCTTACTAAAGAGTATGGCGCTGGTTCACTCGCTCACGAATGGTGGCACGCTCTTGATAATTATTTCGGGAATCAAGCGACTAATAAAGAATATAGTAGAGAGTGGGCGTTGTCCTTAACCAAAGGCGGAGATTTAAGACCGGAAGTATTTGAAGCATTGGAAAACCTTCAAACACAAATTAAAAAAGCTCCGTTTACTGAAGAAGATATAAAGAAAAGAGCAGAACAACTCACGATACAAACAGAAGCAAGAATAAAAAGATATGCGGATTCTCTCAAACAGAATTATGCAAAAGCTCAAAATGCTGTGGAACTTCACAAAATAATTGATGATTTAGTTGAAAATAAAGAAAAATATAAAACTTATTCTTGGGAAGATTTGCACGAAATTACTAATAAATTCTTTAAATTAGTACCATCTAATCGTGATACACTAACTAATCGTGGTGAATTTGGCTGGTTTACCAGAGAAATAACACGATTAAATGAAATAGAAGAACTTGCCCGCAAAGGTGCAAATAAAACCGAATATTTACAAAATGCCGAAAAAGCAGATAAACAAGAAGGCGGGAAATACTGGTCGGAAGATACAGAATTAGGCGCGCGCGCTTTTGCAGCTTATATCTTTGATAAAATGGCAAATCAGAATATTGAGAATAGATTCTTATCTCGTAGTGGCAATGGTGCTATTCTTAATCTTGATGCTTTTAAAGAATTGGCAGAAGGTGAAGAAAGAGAATCCTTAACCCTTTCAACAACTCCAAAAGGGGAAGAAAGAGCGAGAATATTCAAGGCGTTTGATAAACTTTTCAATACAATCAAAACTCGTCCGACTGAAAAAGGGGTTGAGCTGTATGATATTGATGTACCTAGCTGGATGAATGATTATAAATATACCGCAAAAGGTTATAAAGATATTGATTTAGAAACTCTTAACAGTCTTATTAATAAAGGGTGTACGCAAGACGAATTATTAAGCGTTCTGCCAAGCGATTTACATTCAGCATTTAGAAATATTAAAGGATATAAATTTTATAATTTCAGAACAGATGATAAGGGTATACATTATGGCGGAAAAATAAAAGAAATTGGGATTAATTTATCAAAAGTTGGTAATAATCCAAGAAAATTTGTTGATACTCTTATGCACGAAGTTGAACACGCAGACCAAGAGGTATATTACAATTATTTAAAAAACAAAAATAATTTAACGCCCAATGAGATAGAATTTATAAAAGCATATAAAAGAAGCAATCGCCTTAACCGAGTTATAATGCAATACTTGAAAGATAATAAACTCATTATCAGCAAAGTTGTAAATCCATTTCTTAAGAAAAACGCAAATTTATCAGAAGAAGAATTTTTCCAAAATGTTAACAATATTAAAAATAAATTAAAGCGTGATATAATTAAGAAACATATTAAATATATTGATAAATATTGGGATTTATTCAGGGAGGTTGGCGCAAGAGAAAGCGGCAAAAATTATTCGGAGGTATACATTGATGAAGAAAGAAGTTATGACGGACGAAGAATTGAGAAAAGCAATACACACATTCAAAATTCTAGCGCCAACAGGAATATTGGAGCAACGATTCGGTCTAGATTTAGGGGAAATGACGAAAACCTCTCAATCGGAGGATATCGAGGAGAAGTAAATAAAAACACCAGCGACGAGATAAGTAAAGTTATCCGTGATAAGGTCTATGATTGGCACGGCAATCTTGAATCTGACCGTTACGATATCGACAAGGCATTAAATAGTTTTATCAACCTAACAAAGCATAAAGCGAAAAATATTTCTGGAAAAACTGGGCTGAAAGTTACTGACAAACAGCTTAGAGAAATTATGCCGTTCTTACGTGAACGTACAGGATTTCCGGAAACACTCGAACGCGACGATTTAAGAACTTTGTTTAATAAACTTGATAAAACCGATAAAGCAGAATTGACAAAGCTGGCGGACAGCGTTTCCGATAAGTTTGAGAAGTATTATAAAAACTATAAAGAAGCTAAGGGCGAACAAACAGAAGAGAGTATTGAGAACCACATTTCGCACATTTGGGATTTAGACGACAAGAAAAAATCTTTGCTTACAAACTTTATAACGACGAATTCTAAATTTGCAAAACAAAGAACAATCGGAACACTTGTCGAAGGTATTGACGGTATTGAGATTGACGGCGAGAAGGTACAATTCAAGCCAAAAACTTTGGACTATGCTGAAATATTAAAATCGTCTTCCGATAACCTTATAAAAGCAACTCACGATAGCATTTTGGCTAACGAGATAAAGAATTTAAAATACCGCGGTGAATCTTTGGTTCTACCGGCTGCAAAAGCTCCGAGTGAATGGGTTGAAGTTAATCATCCGGCTTTGAATAAGGCTGTTTATATGGGCAGTGTAGGCAAAGACGAAATACCTTTAATGATGAAAAACCCTGTAAAAGTTCATCCGGAAATAGCTGATTATGTTTCAGCTATCTTTGAAGTACAGAAAAACAGTAAATTCTGGACGGCGTTCGATTCATTAAACGGTATGATTAAGCAAGGTTTACTTGGATTCAGCGGATTCCACGGTTACGCACTTTCAGAATCTTCAATCGGTAATGCCGGAGTTGGTAAGACTTTAAAAGAACTTAATCCGAAAAAATTTGTTGACGCAATCAAAAACGGCAATTATGATGTTTATAAAAACGAAGAAGCCGCAAAGCGGGCAATAAAAGCTGGAGTACAGCTTGGAACACCTTCTGACCTACAAAGAAATCTGGTTGAAGAAACATTGAAAAAAGTCCCATATTTGGGCAACTTCCTTTCTGGTACGGTAAGCGCAAACAATAAAATCCTTTGGGACGTACTTCATAATAACTTTAAGGTATTAGCATTTAATACGGCTATTGAGAATCTTGGCGAAAATGTAACAAAAGAGCAGGAAAGAGCAGTTGCACAATGGGTTAATGACAGTTTTGGCGGACAGGCTTGGGAGCTTCTGGGAATCAAAAAATCAACAATAAAAGCAGCAAGTCGCGTTCTTTTATCTCCGGACTGGAATTTCTCGACAATTAGACAGGCAGCAGCGGCAATAAATTCGGAATGGCTGGATAGTAAAATAAATCAAACACCTCTGGGCAAACGTATCGGTAAATTAACTGGCGTAAGTGAAGAAACAAGCTCAAACGGTGCGCGCGGTAAAATTGGTAAAGGGTTCTGGATTCGTTCGGCTATATTCTTTATTGTGTTCTACAACCTTATAAATGCAGCTTTTAGAGAAAAAGACCGCAAAGAACATCCGGAATTATATCCGAAAGATATGAAACCAATAGATTATTCAATATGGTCGAATTCTTACCCAATGGACAATATTTATGACAGAATAATGCCCAAAGTCTTTATAGGAAGAAATTCGGATGGCACTTCAAGAATGTTAAGAGTCGGAAAACAATTCCGTGAAGTTCCGGAATTCTTGACAGAGCCGGTGACAAAACTTGGCGGTAAAACTTCTCCGCTTATAAATATTGCCAGTCAGGTTGGCTTAGGTATGGGCGCGGGGGATATCGTGAAAAGATTGGCCGGTGGAGAAGCTTATTTGAACCAAGATATTTGGGACGGCTATGGAGAGGATGCTAAAATGCGAAGCGGTGTAGACTTAGCTAAAGGTCGTGCGAAAGCTTTGGGCAAAAGCTTAACTCCATTTATCGCAAGTAAATATATTGGCGGCAAACACGAACCGAGCGCGTGGGATTTCTTTGCTCAAACAAATGCCGGTGGTTCAAAGAGTCGAGTATATAAACAAACTATGGAAGCACTAAAATCCGGACAAGAGGATAAAATTAGGCTTATAAAACGCCACGCGTATCAAGACGGTATGAAACCGGCTGAAATTAACAAAATGGTAGGTTATGCAACGAAAACCTATCAGGCGGAAAATTCAAAGAGATATAAAAAGGATTTAGTTTCTGCAATAGAAAGCAGGGATAAAACCGCAGCATTAAAAATTAAAAAAGATATGGAAAAACACAAGCTTTCAAAAGAGGAACAAAGAAGAATTTTGGAAAAAGCTTTTGAAGAATATCAAAAAAGTAAAAAAAATTAACATTATGAATGTGGATTTTAAATAAAGTAAAATAAGGGTGATAATGCCCGAAGGGAGGTTTTTAGGCGCTCTAATAGAAATTGAAAGTGGTTCACTTGCGGATTCAGAAATAGTTAACGATAATTTTGAATATTTAGACGGCAGAATTACAACAGTTGGTTCTTCTATCACGACATTGCAAGCTAATATTCAATCTTTAAATTCAACCTTATCAAATCAGATAAACCAACTGGAAACCGATATTGAAAACACAACTTCGGCTGTTTATCAATATAGCGGCGGGGATTTCACACTCAAGGAAATGGTGGTAGCGGATAGTCTTAATACAAACACATCGAGTGTATCAGACCATGAAGATGCTGTTTGGTTATATGCTACTCCGGTTTATCCTTACGTACCACTAACAACACAGACATCCGGAACATCGCACACGTTTACAAATGGCGGAGTTGTTATATGCACATCTGCAACTAATGTTACAGTTGGGGAGAGTCCTTCGTCAATAACATTCACGGGATTTGTGGGTATGCTTCCAGTTCCGATTGGTGCAGTTGTTACAACAAGTCAAACGGCTTATTTTGCAAATTATTAGAGGGGAAAATGGCATATACTTCTTATGAAATATTACCGGCAAGAACAATAAATCACAGAATAGTTCCAAGGTTATGGAAATTAATCAGGAATGACGGTACATTCGATTTATATTGTTTATCCTCATTACAGCATAACTGTATTAAATATTTAACCACATTGAATGAAGCTGGTGCAGTTTCTACAAGATGGAAGTCATCAAATCAAATAAGTTTGGGTGAATGGAATATTGATGATAACCAAAGTAATTTTATAGATTTGAATTTATATAGACACGACAATGCTAGATATAATGCTATCCCGCACACAGCTTTTAAAATAAAATTCGACAATTCAGCTATGCTGTACCCATATAAAATAGAAGGTTATTGCTACTCCGACCATAATGGCGGTGATAGACAGTTACAAGTATATAATGGCACTAATTGGATAACAAAAGTTAGCGGAGGAGGTAATTTTAGTTTAGGGACATTATGGCAATTAAATCTTGAGGATTTATCAACAATATTCGACTGGAAAGACTATGAGCAGTTATGGGTAATGTGCAGGGCTTGGGATGGTTCAAAATTCACAAATGCACAAAGCAGAGTGAAAGTTAGTTTTGTACACAGATATACAGACGGGCATCCGTTACATAGGTATTACAGATGATTGAATTAATAATAAACGACACATTTGGGTATGATGGAAAGATTTATATAACCGATAACGCTTATGACGTTATGAGGTTTATAGTCGGTAGGGATGAAGATGTAAGAATTCTTTATGATGACAATATCCATACTTGGTATATTGGGAAGGCAGCAGACCACGTTCACAGAGCTTTTATATTAGAAGGTTGGCGTAATGGGTTATACCACGATTATGTTTTTAAAACAGAAGATGATGTGCTTTATTATTACGGGAATACAGAATTTGTATATTTGTATTACTACAAAACTGAACCATTTGAACCAAATTTAACAGGTGATTATGAAGTGCATTATGTTTATGACTTCGGAATTTTAGACAGCCACGATATATTAAATACTACTGTGCTCAAATTCGAGAATACAGATTTATACGAAATTTTATTACCACGACTTGTAAGGTCGGAAATAGAACCTACAAAGGAGAATGAATAATGGCTTTTATAGTTGATGAAAATGGAAACATAACACTTGTACAAGGGGATAGTGGAAAGCTTACCGTAAGTGGGATAAGTACAGATAGAAATTATGATGTTTATCTTGCAATACAGGATGGGAAAAGAAGGCCTATTGGGACAGAAATAAAGGTTACTTCAAACTATAGTAGCAATGTTATTTTTGAATTTATACCTGAATTAACCAATTTATTAACAGTAAACAAGAATCAAGAAACGGCAGAATATTACTATGGTGTAAAAATTTGCGACGAAGATGAAAATTTTGAAGACACGTTATTGATTGGGAATTCTGGCTTGGGGGATTTAAGTACAATAACTGTTTATCCAAAGAAAGTTGAAGGGGCATTGAATGACTAATCGCGTTAATATAAAAGGTGGAAATAACACGCTAAACAGCGTAACAGTATCGAGCAGCGGCACGACATCCAATGTTAGCACTAACAATAACGCCGCTTGGTATTGGTCTGAAATCTCTAAGGAATATTCAGAGAGGGCCGGCAGCTATGCGACAGCCGCAGAAACCAGCGCAACATTAGCGGGTGATTATTATTCGTCTGTACAATCGACGGCCACAGAAGCAATATCAACAATAGGCGCGTTAAAAACAGAAGCTATAAATACAATCAGCACATTAAAAACGGAAGCAACAAATACAATCGAATCAGGTATCAGTTCTATAGGAGCAACCACAACGAGTGTTGTCGCTTCTGTTACAAATGCCGGAACAGCCGCTTTGGGTTCAATCGGTGCTACAACGACGAGCGTAGTAACATCGGTCACAGATGCAGGAACAAGCGCATTGGGTTCAATATCCACAGCGACAACTTCTGCAACAAGTTCTATACAAGCGCAAGAAACAAGCTCATTATCTGCCATAAGTTCGGCCACTTCCGATAGTTTGGGAAGCATAAGTTCTGCGAATACTTCTGCAATAAATGACATCGGAACTGCGGCAGCTTCTATAAAATCAAGCACAACTTCTTCTATCACAAGCGAAGGTACATCAATAGCAAATTCAATTATCACATCCGCAACGTCAACTATGGGAGCGGAAAAGGATGCTTGCATAGGTTCTATTACTACCGCGGCAACTAATGCAACAGATGCAGCACTTGCCACAATAGCGGGCGCAACAACTGATGCTTTAACGACGATATCAGGAGCTACAACCGATGCTCTTGAAATGATTGAAGAAACCGCAAAAGCTACAGCACGTTGGGGAAATATCACAGGAACACTTGACGACCAAACCGATTTAAAAACTGTTTTTGATACAAAAGGTGACGGACTTTGGTACGATTCAGAAGAAGGTTTATTATATTTAACTTGTGGCGATAATATCGTTTCAGAAGGTATTGCTGTTTCCGGCGGTGGCGGTGGCGGCGGAGCTGGAACACTGGTAACGCTTACAAACTTACTTGATACAGATACATTATATATTGCTTCCGGTGAACCGGCGGTTTTATCTTACTCATATTCAAATTCGGACAGTTTGGATGCTACGATTCAATATAGGGTAAATAATGTAATAAAATACACAGCTAGGGTTCATTCCGGAGATACTGTTAACTTTGATATTTCAGAATACCTTGACGACGGATATAACTATATTCAGGTTCGTGCAACTGATTTAAACGGCTCAACAAGGTCGTTAATTTATGTTGTAAATACCATTTCTTTGAGCATAAGTTCAACATTTGACAGTTCTGCTGTTTATACAGATGATGTTACATTTAGATACACGCCGGTCGGTGATGTTACAAAAACAATTCACTTTGAGGTTGACGGAACTGAACTTTCCACAGATGAGGTTGAAACTTCCGGAAGACAGCAAAGCCGAACACTTACATTCAGTCACGGTGTACACAGTTTAAGAGTTTGGGCAAGCGCGACAGTTAACGAAAACGAAGTTCTTTCAAATATATTGAGCTATGAAGTTATGTATGTGTCCGGAAATTCCGTATTAATAGCTTCTGATTTTAATACAACAAATTACACGGAAGGTGAAATTGTTAATATTCCGTTGATTGTATATGACCCGACATCGTTAACTTGCGATGTTAATGTTTACGTAAATAGTGTTCTTGTATCTGAATTAAATGTAGGGAGAACACAATTCACGTGGTCGCACGTTTTGACGGAAACCGGAACGGTAACAATACTTGTTTCTGCCGGAGGAAGCACAAGGACATTTACATTAACTGTTGCGGAATCTTCAATGGATGTAGAAGCGGTAACTGAAAACTTAGAGTTATATTTGACTGCAAACGGCAGAACTAACAGTGACACAAACAAAAGCAGTTGGAGTTATCAGAATATCTCTTGTACACTTACCGGATTCAACTATGTAACGAACGGATGGATTAATAACGCTCTTAAAATATCAAACGGAGCTTCTGTTACAATTCCGCTTCAAATATTTGCGAACGATTTCAGAACAAACGGAAAGACTATTGAAATCGAATTTTCAACATCAAACGTATTGAGTTATAACTCTGTTGTCGCTTCCTGTATGAGCGGAAATAGGGGATTTAGCATAACAGCGCAAACGGCAACATTCAAATCAGAACAATCGGAAGTTGATGTTAAATTCAAGGAAGATGAACATATTCGTCTTGGCTTTGTTGTTGAACCGAGAAGTGCAAACAGATTAATTTATACATACTTGAACGGAATTATTTCCGGAATTTCACAGTACCCAAGTGACGACGATTTTTCACAAGTATCACCGGTTGGCATAACCCTAGGAAGTTCCGGATGTGATATCGACATATACAATATCCGCGTATACGATACGGCGTTAACGCATTACGATATGCTAAACAATTATATTGCCGATACTTCAAATTTAACCGAAAAATTGGCTTTGTATACAGCAAATAATATCCACGATGCTTATGGGAACATTCTTTATAACAAGCTTATAAATCAAATCCCGATTATGACAATAACCGGTGATTTACCTTCCGCAAAAGGTGATAAAAAATTAGTAACGATTGAATACGAAAATCAAGCTGATTCTACAAGAGATTTTTCAATGGCTTATGTAACGATTGACGTACAAGGTACATCATCGCAATATTATCCGAAAAAGAACTATAAAATCAGTAAATTACCGACGGCATATAGTTTAAGAAACGGTGTTCCGGCTGAAAAGGTATTCACATTAAAAGCTGATTATATGGAATCGTCACACGCACATAATACAGGATTGGCAAGATTTGTTAATGATTTATACACAACAAAAACGCCGCCGCAATTAAACGACGAAACAGTAAGAACGGCTATCGACGGTTTCCCGATTGCAGTATTCTATAAGGCCAATGTAAATTCAACACCTTCATATTTCGGCGTTTATAATTTTAACAATGATAAATCATCCGATAATACTTTCGGTTTTACAGAAGGCTGTGAGTCTTGGGAGTTCTGCAACAATACTTCTGACAGATGTTTATTCAAAACGGACGATTTTACTGATTCTGCCGCTGTTCTTACAGACTTTGAAGCACGTTATCCAAAAGATTATACAGATTTTTCAAACCTCGAAATGCTTATTTCTTGGGTTTATGATTGTTATTCAAACAGAGCGACGACCGGAATTGAAACATTCAAAGAGGAATGTGAGGATTATTTCAATGTAGACTTTTTGCTGACATACTATATTATTTCAGAATTCTTTGGGATGGTTGACTCCCGCGCAAAGAATATGTTCTTAAATCTTTACACAGATGGCCTTTGGTATCCGGTCTTCTATGACTTAGATACTGCGATAGGTTTAAACAATGAAGGTGTAAACGATTTCAATTTTGATATTGAAACACACGATTCAATTGGAACACAGAATGTATTCAACGGCGAGGGTTCTGCATTATGGTATTTGGTAGAACAAGCCTATGGGGATGAACTTGAAGAACTTTATAATTCATTAAGGAATAGCGGACAATTAACATATAACAAAGTAATGCAATATCTTTATGAAGACCAAATTGCTAAAATCTGCGAAGCTCAATACAATGCCGATGCCGAATTCAAATATATTTCTCCGTTGGTTGATGATGGTATTGCAACTTATTTGTATACTGCGCAGGGTTCAAGGTTAGACCACATTAAATGGTGGATTTATAACCGCTTTAACTATATGGATTCAAAATATACCGCGGCTGATTTCAGGTCGAATTATTTAACATTAAGACTTTATACGCCGTCCGAATGGGATGACGTTGAACCGGATGCAAGTATTAAAGTAACGCCATACGCAGACCAGTACACTCATATTAAATACGGTTCTTATGATGTCTATGAGCGTTCACATAGCGGAGTCGAAACAACAATAACTCCTCCGGAAATTACCTTTAACGATACCGAAACGATTATTTACGGCGCAAGCAGAATAACTTCTATCGGTGATTTATCACCTCTATACGCCGGTACAATTGACGTGTCTAAGGCCACTAAATTAACCACATTAAAAATCGGCGCTGGTGGTAACTACTCAAATACAAACTTAAAAAGCTTAACGCTCGGTAATAATACAATGCTGCAAGAGCTTGATATACGCAATTGTCCTTCTTTAACCGGTGCGTTGGATGTTTCCGGATGTACAAACATTAAAAAAATTCACGCAACGGGGACGGGCCTTACGTCTGTAAAATTAGCGAATGCCGGTTCTATAACGCACTTAGAATTACCGACGACGATTACAAACCTTACAGTTAAAAATCAAAACAGCATTACTAATTTCACTTGCGGAACGAGTATTTCAACATTAATTTTGGAGAACACAAATCTTAATGCTCAAAACTTACTGGCAAGCAATCCTGTGACAAAAGTGAGAATAACCGGAATTGATTGGACATTATCAGATTTCACAATACTCGATACAATATATGCTCTTGTTGGTTCTGATGAAAACGGGAATAATTTGCCGCACGGTGTTCTTGCCGGAACGATAAGGATGACGACAGCAAAAGAATCTGTTGTTAATGAATATAAACAAAAGTTTGTCGGTATCAACTTTATAATTGATACTTATGCCGATGAAGATTATATTTGTACTGATTTCGGCGAAGCTATTATGACAAACGATAACAAGGCATTACTTTATAACTTATAGGAGATAAAAAATGACGACGTTCACAAAAATTTCAGACCTTCCAGTAACAACCACTTTATCAGATAATGATAAATTTATTATTGAAACCGCTACCGGAACAAAGGCTTGTTCGAGGAGCGTTTTAAGAGAAGAAACGACCATTACAAAAGAAGATATAGGATTGGGGAATGTAGATAATACATCCGACCTTGATAAACCGATATCCACGGCAGTGCAGACAGCCTTGGGGAGTTATACCCCTACTTCAACTTTGGCAAGTACGTACTTAACGCAATCGAGCGCTGGCAGTATTTATGTAACACAAACAAGCGCTTCCGGTACATATTTGTCTAAAACCGATGCAGCTACTTATTATGAAACAAAAGAAAACGCTGGCAGTGTTTATGCTACAAAAACAGAAGCAACAAACAATATAACTACAAATACATTCACGGTTTTAACAACTACAACTAAAACTGTGACCGGTGCAATTAATGAACTCAACGGTATAGTGGCAGGGGTGGAAACACTTCTGTCGCAGATATAGGAGGGGATTATGTCAATAGCAAGTGAGATTACAAGAATAAGCGGGAATATAGCGGATGCATATACATCTTTGGATGCCAAGGGTGCTACGATGCCGGCTGCCGGAAGTCAGAATTCCGCAAACCTCGCTGATACGATTGACAGCATACCGGCTGGCGGAGGAGAGTCGAATGCTGATTTTGAAACAATTAAGGGTATAATAAATAATTATAGCGGCACATCCTCACAGTTACCTAGCGATTGGGAAGCCGGCACGGATACAGCAAGCTATAGTTATTTGGTTGGTTATGTAATACCCAAAAGTATTGAAAAGGTATATTTTATTGATAAGCCAAACGGTTATAAAATACCCTCAACAGCAACGTATGCTGTTGAAACAATAGGCAATAGCTCTAGAGTTGCGATTACTTTTAACGGAGTTAATAACGAACACTGGGTTTGTATTGCGATTCATAAATCTACCTTTTACGAGTTATCATCAAAACTGCCGGGGCTCATCGCGCCGGGAACATCATATTTTGATGGTGAATTTTACCCAATTGAATATATAGCTGCAAAGACTAATTTGGATACAAAATGGAAGTTCAACTTACTAGGACTTTATGACACACTAAATATGCCTTTGAAGGGAGTCTATTTGGGCGAAAATACATTTTTCAGGGAAGAATTTACCACGACTAATCTGGATGCTTTTTTATACGCATTAGGATACCTTAACAATCCCGATTGGTTTTTTGATAATTCAGAAGATATTAGCAGAGGAGATGCTATACCTAGTAGCTCGGTTGCTTACAACACTCCGGCATTCTTCAATAGGATGATTGGCATGAGGCCTAATTTTCCATTCATTTTAGACTGTTCCACATCTTCTTTCTCCGGAACTTTAAAATTGCTAGATTCAAAAGATAACAATAACCTTTTATTCGATATTAAAATAAAATTACCAACACCTACTGGCACTACAAATAAAATTACATTTACAACTGCTGGCTGTCCTGTAACGGGGTCGCATACTGCTCTTTTTACGAAAGAAAGTTTACAATATATGGCAGACAATGCGCCAACGATTACAGTAAGTGCAACGCTTCAATTAGGTTGGATGAATATAGAAATTGCAGGAGGAGCGTCAGGCACAATTATATCAACTTTGACAAGTAAGGGTTGGACTGTTACATAAGAGCACAAGAATTACGTTTTGCAAAAAGGAACGAGGTAACACACTATGACGATAAATTTTATAATACCAGAATTAAACATTAATGGCGCAGGAGCGCCAGAGCTTGAAGTTAGTTATAAAGAAAAAATATAAGGGGGTTAACATGTTTGGATGGCTTAAAAAACGTATTTTAAAATCAATTATTAAAGATGCTATTAAAAAAATGCCAAAATACAAAAGTGTGGCATTTGAGCACTTGGAAAAAGTTGCAAATAAAATAGTAGAAAACCTTGAAAACATTATTGACAATGAGCTTGCGAAGGTTCTGAATAAATGATTGCTTTTATATTAGAGCATTTCAAATTTATTGATGATGTTTTAATGTTTGTTTGGACGTGGAGGTTTTAGGTGGAAATTCAGCCTGTCAGCTTTGGTAATAAATCAATACTCAAAACCGAATTTGATAGGGGTGCTATTCCCCTAAAACGAGATATCACAGGGCATAAGCTAAAACGTGGCGAAAGTTCTGTAGACCACACAATACCTAAGAGCAAGGGTGGTTCATCAAGCCTTTACAATTATTCATTGATGAATCCAATCGCAAATAACAAAAGAAGTAATAAACCAATAAAACAGTTTATAGACCTTGAAGCCTTAATTGAATACATAAGAGTATTTTTAGATGTAAAAACAATAGATTTAGATGGCATAGATTATTTGCGAGGATGGTTAAGAAGTTTACAACGAGCAATAACGGAGGGAAAATAATGTATAAATGGTGTGAAAATGATAAGGTGTCGGTAAGTTTTGATGATGCTCCGCACGTTTCAATTCGTTATGCCGTACCTTCAATGACCGATGAAGAAATTAAGTCTGTTAAGAAATACCCGTTTATAAATAAAAAAAGTTTAGCTGTAACGGTTTATGACAAAATTAATGATATAAATTACGGCTTTGATATCCCAAAGGGATATTGTTTTGACGGAGCTTCTGTTCCTCGTCTTTTTTGGAGGGTAATAGGCGCTCCGACGGACAACAGTTTTTTAATAGCGGCTTTGGTTCACGATGTTTTATGCGAGAATCACTATTATATTATGAATAACCGGAAATTATCGACAGAAGTATTTAATGTTTTATTAGAAGGTTCGAAAGTAGGGAAAATTAAAAGGTATTTTATGAAGCACAGTGTAGATGTGTTTCAGAAGTTGTTTTGTAAATGGGGGAAAGAATGATGCAAAAGGTTGAAAAATACGCGCCGATAGCGATAGTGATTATAGCGATTCTATTTCAGTACAATTTGTTTGTAACTCCGGAGAAACTCGAACAAAAACACAGGGATATTTTGAGCGAAGTTTCAAAGGTTTATACAACAAAATCAGAGTTTGATATTATCAGAAGTCAATATGATGATGTTAATAAAAAGCTTGACAGGATTTACGAAATTTTAACAAGGAAGTAATTTGGAATATAAATTATTAGATAAACAAAAAGAGTTTTTGGAAATTCCACACAACAATCAGCTGGATGTAGCAATTTATCAGGGCGGATTTGGTTCGGGTAAAACTTGGTGTGGTTCACTTTTGGGAATATTATTAGCAAGAAAATACGCCGGTTCAAGAGGACTGGTTGGCGCTAAAGAATACGAACTTGTAAGAAAAACTACACTCGTGAGTTATTTAGAGCATTTGGATGTGCTCGGATATGTCCAAGGAAAAGATTATTCTTATAATAAAGTTGATAAAATTATAAAGTTTTCAAACGGTTCTGAAATACTTTTTTCGGCATTAGACGACCCTGAAAAATTTAAGTCTTTGAATTTACATTGGGCAGAAATTGAAGAAGCTTCACAGATAAAAGACTCCTCATTCAAACAGCTTTTAGGCCGTTTAAGAAATACATACAGGGGAAAAGATTGGAAAAACTTCCGATATAGATTATTCGGCCATACAAACCCGCAGCCGGATAAAGGCTGGATTTGGGAAAGATTTGTAGAAAATGCAAAAGAAAACTACCGGCTTATAATCGCTCCGACGACAAATAATATTTATTTGCCTTCACACTTCATAAACGAAATGCGTGAAAGCTTCGACGAGGAATATTATAAAATAAACGTACTCGGAGAATTTGGAGATTATAACAGCGGCCTTGTTGTAAAAGGATTCTCGGATGAAAACAAAAAGAATCTGAAATATTGTCCGGATATACCTTTACATCTTACTTGCGATTTCAACGTAGACCCAATGTGCTGGTGTATCGCTCACAAGGACGACGAAAATGTTTATTGTTTTGATGAGATAGTTATTGAAAATACATCCACACAGCAGTGTATTGACGAATTTATCCGGAGATACCCGAACCATAAATCGAAAATTATTATCAATGGCGATGCTTCCGGAGATAACAGGAGTACACAGAGCGAGTATACAAACTATGTAATTATTAAAAACGCTCTTAAAGCTCACGGGTATAAAGATATTAAATTCGATTTAAGGGATTATAACCCGCCGATTTTAAACAGAATACACGCATTTAATGCACGAGTAAAGAACGCGGCTGGTGAAAGACATTTCTTTATTGACCCGCGTAAATGCAAATATACGATGAAAAATATTTATAATTTGAGATTCAAGGAAGGTACTTCAATCGTCGATGTTCCGACGTTACATCAGATTAAATCAAACCGCGAGGATAAATTTTTAGAACATCCGTTCGATGCGATAAGTTATTTAGTTGAATACTATTGGAGGATAAGGGTAGAATGACTGTAAAATACATAATTTTGCACTGGACGGGCGGGAACTATAAACCTTGTCAAACAGATTTGGATTCATATCAATTACTTATTGATAACGAAGGTAAAAGATATAACGGCAAGCCTGTAGGCAAAACGAGTTCTACTGGTGGGATGAATTCAATTACATATAATATTTCTTGTTGTGGCGGCTTGGATAGAACACCAATAACAAAGGTTCAAATTGAAGCGATGTTCAAAGCTGCTGCTGAAAAATGCAAAGAATATAATTTAAAACCGGCGAATTGTTATACACACGCAGCAATCGGGGATATGTGCAAAAAGGGAACAATAACTATGTTGTTACCGATGAATCGTTGGTTATACCAAAACATCGGCAAAATTGACTTAATAAAAACACCTTATATTACCGGAACAGCTGCCGAAACTGATAATTTTATCAGAAAAAAAATTAACTGGTATTACATTTATAAAAATGCTTTTAATATAAACTAACATATCTTCATTTGAAAATCTTTTCTTATACATAGCTCGGATTTTTCCGAGCTTTTTTATTGAAAATTTTTCTAACATTTTTCTAACATTTTTTATAAACTTTATGAAATTCGTAAAATTTGTAAATTTTCTTGCATCGTCAAAATGCTTGATATACAATCTTTTTATGAATTTTATAAAATTTATAAAATTTGTGAAAATCGGTCGATAATATTTCGTAATGAGTAGGTCAAGGGTTCAAGTCCCTTTATCGGCTTTTTATTTTACCCTTTATTTACAAGTCTTTGCGGAAACAGGATTACATTGTCCGGTAACTCATCTTCATTTTTTTCTAACATTTTTCTAACATTTTTTGGTGAACTGAAAAATGCTTCATATTTTTCTGTGGCATCCTTTATCATTGTGGCATTATTCTGATTGTAATATTTTCTTGTTGTTTCGATATCATAATGCCCAAGTGATTCGCTTGTGTATGTTATCGACAATCCCAGCGCAATACTTAAATCAGAATTTGAACCCCGTAAATCGTGCATCCTTGCATAATCTTTTGGATATCCGCAAGCTGGCAATAATTTGCGCCAAAATCTTTCCCTTACATTACTTGCATCCAGCGGATTGCCTTCTTCGTTATGAAAAACAAATTCAGAACCCGTTGTATCGCTTGCAATATGTTCTTGTAACAATTTTTTCCACATCGGAAATAAATACCACGTCCTTCGTGATTTTTCGGTTTTTAGTTTGTTTTTATATTCTCCGTGCGTATATTGACCGGCAACCTCAATCTTGTCATTGTCAAAATCAACATAGCATTTTTTGAGTCCGTATATTTCACCAGCGCGGCCACCGGAAGCAATAAAAGTAAAAAACATTACATACCACTTTAAAAATTGCTTTTCACATACATCCAAAAAGGTTTTTATTTCGTCTAAATCAAAGTGATTGTGTTCCGTCTTTGGTATGTCTATTGGTTCAACATCAATAAAAATGTTTTCGGTTATTTTTTTAAACTTCCGGCAATATTTATATGCTGCACATAGAAGTCTGTAACATCCCTCCGCTACATATACCGTTTCCGTGTCGGCTATCTTATAAAGCCAGTTTTGCCATTTATAAGCGGTAATCCTATTATATTTAACCCCTTCAAAATCCCGTTTAATGTAGCTTTTATAATACTTGTAATTCCGGATTGTATTATTCGCTCTGCCTTTTTTCTCGCGGGAATCAATATAAATATCAATAATTTCATCCACAGTAAGTATATGTGATGTGTTTATTTTTGTATCGTATTTTTCAAGGTCTTTGCGCGCTTCTTTCAATGTCTTATAGCTTCCGGATGTGTGCTGTTTTCCGTGGATATCTCGATAAGTTATTGTATATATCGTAACTTCTTGACCGCTTTTTTTCCGGTAAACCTTCTTATTTATTCCTGCCATATTTTTTTAACGCCCTATTCTTTTCAAACTCTAACACTTCTGATTCGCTTAACTTTAAAACACCACGCGGATATATTTGTATCTCGCCGGTTTGACAAGAATGTTTATAGAGATATCCGTACTTAAATCCGTGTTTTAATCTTAATTCATCAAACGACATTAAATCGTCGGGAATTTCACCTTCTCTATTTATGTTTATAACATTATTCATTTTGTACCTCCTAATGTTTAATAAAAATTCATGAAGTTTTGTAACAGCTCGCTACCACCGGAGGGCAATTGTTCTCCGGTGGATTTTGGAGAGAATTGAAAGTTTGTTTTTTTTGCTGTGTAGACAGATTGCCGTAATACTAAAGCGAGCAAAACTCTGTTATGCTTTTTACCGGTAAATTAAAATTACCGTTTGTGTATTGATAAATACTAGCTTTTTCTTTTACTTGTTCTATGTATTTATTTACTCTTTCCTGAAATTCTTTTGTATTGACCGTGTTATCGCCAATTATAAGAATTTCGTCATATCCTTTGAATATCAAATATTCGATTCCGAATGAAATTGTCGCGCCTTGGAAGTTCGGGAAATACTCCACTCTATCCGTTGTGAATCGAAATTTTTCACGAACACTAACAACTTTTTGAGGAAAATCACGACAAATATCACTTAAAATATAATCGCTGCATATTCTTAAATCCGGTTTGTATTCTTCTGCGTGGTTGTTTAATGCCAGCTTAAATATTTTTGTGGATTTTAAAAACTCTTGTTCGGATTCCGGAACAGGAGCGTAAGTTAAAATTATTGCTTTCATTTATACTTTCCCTATTGATTTATACAAATCTACTAATACTCTTATATTCTCGGTTTGCGTTATTAAACTAAAAGCCGCCGTTGGGGTTAAATTATCCCCGTATTCAATAATTTGTCCGGCCTTCAATTTTAAAACATCATCGTCAAAATATCCTTCCGGCGCTATTACGCAAGGATTTTCCATATATGGAACTAAATTCCTAATCCAGCCAGCAACTTCTTCTTTTGTTAATTCACTCATTCTTCTATCTCCTCATACTTTACATTCAACGCTTCAAATGCGTTTCGCAATGCCTGTGCGGTTTCTTTTGAGTATGGCTTTATTTCCATAATACCCTCTGATATAAGCGTTTTACTCGGTATACGCAAATATGAGAGTGTGGGCATAACCTTGTAAAATAAGTTTGAGATATTATTTGCTGTTTGTATTCTAATCATTGTAAAACCTCATTAATTTTATTAAATATATTTGATAACGTATCTTGATATTCTCTGCTGTATCCTTTCCTTAAAGAATACATACCTTTTTGCACAGTACATCTTATTTCTTCCAATACAGAGCGGTAGTTATCAAGCAATTTTCTATTAGTATCAAAGTCTGTTTTAAAACTTTCGTGTACATCATAAAATGCTTGCAGTTCTCTATTACGTTCTTTTAAATTTTGTAATACTTTTAGTGGTGTTATACCTGTAAGCATTATTTCTTTAAATTCCATATCGCCAATTATTTCAGCTTGTAGTTTATTATATTCATTTATTATCATTTCGTTCTCTTGCTTCAAGCGTTGGAGTTGCTTGTAGTAGCAGTTACGACCTTTACATATAACACCGCAATTACAAATTAATGAATCTAAGTTTGCACACCCTGCTACATTTACACCGTCAATTATTATTTCTCTTGTCATCACAAATCACCTCTATTCCTTAAATATTCATCTTCAACGTAGGTTCTCGTATTGCTTTTTATTGCATTTAAAGTGTGTGCTATTTCATTGCAAGATAAACTTATACATATTAAATTTTCTATAAGTAAGTTAATTTGTTCTTCTGTCATTTATTTATCTCCTCTATATCAAATAAATCGTATATATTATCTGTACAGAATGGTATAGGCTCGCACCATTCGGCTTGTTCTTTATCGTATTCTTTGCACTTCTCTATCACTTGCTTTATAATGCAGTCGGTACAGTCTGCACATTGTTTTATTACCTTACTATAACAAAGCCGATTGCCCATTAAAGTAGGACAATTTAAAACTACATATCTATTGCTTGTCATTCCCTTACCTCCGATTCTAACTGCTCAATATCTAAATTTATATCTTCCCAAACGCCACAAGGATTACTAACTACTGTTATAGGACTATCGGAAAATAAATAAATCATATGTCCTAATTCAGAAAGATACAACAGTTTTTTCATATCCTCTGTACCTTTAATATTAGATACACCTATGTCTTTGTATTCTTCATAATTAAACTTCATTCCAATATCTCCTTTATCTGCTTTTCTACTTCGTTCATTTAGTCCTCCATTGTACTTTCATAAGTCTGCTGTTTTGTTAGGTGATAACTACCGCACACATCGCATTTATAGTAAAATAAACCTAATTCCTTTGCTCTCTTTTGTGCATTTTCCAAGTTACGTTTAACCTTGTCTTTGCAGTTCAAATAATTTATAGGATTATAAACATTCTGCCGTTCGTCAGAAGCTTTTTTATTTTCTGCTAAATAATCTTCAATGGATTTCATTTAGTCCTCCAATACCCATTCAAGAGCCTTAATCTAACGAAAACCTAACCGTAAAAAAACATAGTAAAAACAAAATAGAGCTTATTATAATTGCACCCTCAAAAGAACAACTACTAAGTGCCACTATCGTTGGTAAACCCCAAAACATAATTACTCCATTAACTCTTGGTTCACTAAACATTTCTTTTATTGTTTCGTTAATTCTAAATACTGTTTTCACTTTTCATTCTCCTTTCTACCAGCTTACCTTTACAAAATTCTTATACCATTTAACGCTATAACCGTTTTCAATCAGACATTCTTCACATTCAGGAGTTATTTCATTATCGATATTGCAATATGTTAAACCTTCTTCTATCGCCTGTTCTATCAGATATTCAACCATTTTTAATTTAAAAGGTAACGGAATATAAAACTCTTTATTTTTATTCTTTTCAAGCAATTTTTGTTGTTTCTTTAAATTTACAGTTGCATTATTACTCATTATTTTTGCTTGTTTTGCACTTATCACTTTTCATTCTCCTGTATTAGTTCTAAAATCTTCAATGCTAAGCCATAGTACTTAACGTTATTTTGATAACATTCTTTGCATTCCTTTTTTATCTGCTCAATCAATTCCGCTTCGTACCACTTAACTTTATTCCCTTTGCAATCTATTGTTTGCCACATTGCTTAAACCTTTCATTAATACTGTTTATATATGGCTTTATCCAATCGTCTAGCACTCGTTCTTTTGGCTTTTCTTCTTTAAACTCATATAAAGTGCCATAATAACATTCAGTTTTAACCCATTTGCTATGCCAATCAGGTTTATTCGTCTCTCGTGTCATTTTCATCAAGCTCCACTAATTTTTCTATTCGTTCAAGTTTTTTATAACGTGTATCAATAACTTCATCCGTGCAAGCAAAAATAAATTCAAGCTGTTGAAGCATAATTCCTGCATCGGCAAGTTCTTCCGCAATATGTTCTATACTTCCTATTCCTCGTAACCATTTTGTTAGCTCTTTTTGGAGTTCGGCAAGTTCTTCTATTGCTACAACAATTTGCATTTCTTTTCCGTATTGTAGGATTAATCTTTTATACAAATCCGCATTTTCAATCATAATAACCTTCCCTCCATTTCAACCGGCTGAATACCAAATTGTTTTTATCCATTCCGTATTTTTCAAAAAATTTTTCTTCTCCCATTTCTTCAAGGTCTATATTCATTTGTTTTGGCATCAATATAAGCCGCTGCAAGTGTTCAACTCTTTTATAAAACTCCGGAGAATTTTTCCGGATTGATTTCCTAACAAAATGGTGTAAATCATAAACGTGATGATTATAACTATCGGTTGATGTTATCCAATCAACCTTCATCATCGTTTTGTTATAAAACAGATAACACGGATATTTTTGGATATCATCATTCATACTAGGCTGCATTTATACCCTCCAACTTCTTCAAAAAATATTTTTTGTAAGTGTCGCTCATTCTGTACAATTTACCGTTTCTATACATCGTCCGGAAAAACTTTATATCCTCATCCTGAACAAAGTCATAGCCGAAGTGTTTTCTTATTGATTCAATTAATCCCTGTGGGTTCGTCGTAAATACCGTCGGAAATTCCGGCTTGTAGCCATAAAGAATGATATCCGAACACGTTACAAATTCTCTGTTTAACAGCATTTCCAAAACAATTGAAGCTTTACTTTTCTTTGCAAGAAATGCGTTAATTTGATTTTCCATACCCATAATTCTCTCTCCCTTTATTTTTGTTTCATCTTCTCGCTTTTCATCAATGCGGCTCGTGCTTGCGAAATATTTGCGAAATCCAGCCTTATAAAAGCGTTTCTTAGTTGACTCGCTTCTACCGGAGTTAATTCGTTATCTCTTAGCGATATTTCGATTTGTTTTAAAATCTCGAAAACTTCATTTTGCAATTGGGATGCGCGCGCCCTTGGTGTATGCAAAGCTTCGTTGTATTTTTCTTCGGCTGTCCTCAAACAGCTTTTGAAAAAGTTGTAATTTTGTGTCATATTCCCCACCTTTCTCTTATTCGTTTTTGGATAGCCGCAATCTCCGCTTCTTCTTCCGGATTTGGCGGTTTTGTTATCTCCTCCAATTGCTGTCGTAGTTGGCTTTCTCTTTCTCTAAGTTTTTGGCGGCGGTTCTTCTCCTTTTGCAATATTTCTGCATATCCGCCATTTTTGATAAGCGAATTAATGTACGCATCTACATTTCTTGCGTTCGATTTTTTCGCATAGTAAACGAGAGTTTCTTTATCCTCTTTTGATAAATTCACACACACATTATTAGTGTGTGTGTTATTACTATAACTAGGGTTACTACTTATAGTACCTATACTACCATTATTCGTTGTTGTTATTCGTTTGTTATTCGTTTGTTGCTCGGTGTGGTACTTATCCCAATTAAGCACCGTTATTACTGTGTTTCGGCTTGTTGATGAGCTTGTTATATTTTTAGTCTTTTTTAATTTCTCAATAGCTGTGCGGACTTGCTGAACTGTCAACCCCGTTTCGCTTGCTAAATGTGCAATTGACGTAGTGAACTGTCCGCGTTTTAATTTTTCTCCGAAACAAGTTTTTTCTTTGTAATTTGCTTTTAATAAACAATGTAAAAATAAAGTTTTAACCGGAACGTCTGTATACCATTCCCAATTTAAAAAACGTGTGTAAAGTTTAAAGTAAGTTTCCATTTTCATCCTCTTGTCGATTTGGTGGAGCGCCAAATAAACGAACTGATTCAATCACAGCAGCTTTCATTCTGCATTTTCTGCCAGTTTCTTTGAAATACAATTCGTATACCGGACAACCGGCGCAAACACAGCCGCGATTAAAACAATCAATCGCTTGCTGTGTCCACCTCATAATTTTATGGTTATAACTGCGATGTACTTTCATAAGCGTACTCGTCATATTCATAAGCTTCTGCGTTTTGATGTGCTTCGGCAGTAATAGCGTTATTGGCTTCCTCTGCTTTTGCAGCGTTATTAATCGTCTGCGGAACATAAGCATAGACTTTCCAATGTGGTGACTTTTCGTTTGTTCTTTCAGATTGAACCATTTGAGTTAATCCAAATTTAATGTTTTTTAATTGCGGAATCATTTCCCTTAAAACTTCGTCAATCTGAATACTAATAATCGTTTTTCCGTTTGCGTTGACTCCTGTCCAACCGCTTCCAATTGTTGTCATAACTTTCCCTCCTATACTCTCTACTATTAATTTGCAAGGGATAGAGTCGAACTATCTCCACAGAAAG